CACCTGTTAATTCAACTCTTTCTGCCCCATAAGCTGTTGGGTCATCTAGTTTTGCAACTATTTTAAAATC